TCCCCGTTGAGGGTGCTGGCGCCGGCTGGACCAACGTCGCGGCCTCCACCACCGAAGCGACCTCCGCTGCCTGCCGCCCGACCGCGGCCAAGCTCCAGTCGCGTTACGACACCCAGACCGCTCAGCTCGCCGAGTACGTGCTGGACTCCGACCCGATCTGCGTCACCGATGCCCGCACCGGCTACCGCTTCCGCGATCAGGTCCGCGAGATCAAGCGCAACTTCGAGAAGAACGTTATCGACCTCTGGGAAAACCGCCACCGCGACCAGTACGTGGCCACCATCCCCGAGGAGAACAAGCTGACCTTCTCGGGCGGCGCTCTGGTCCCCGGCACCGGTGGCGACTTCGACGTCTCCGCTCCCCCGGACAGCCAAATCCATCAGGACGCCCTCGATTACGTCCGCTGGAAGCTGGTCCACGACGGCGGCGGCGAAGAAGGTGCCTACGGTCAGGTCGACGGCCAGCCGGTCTTCATGGTGCTGATGTCCAGCGAACAGCAGCGTGCGCTCATCAAGGGCAACGCGGACATCCGTCAGGACTACCGCTACGCCGACCCGAAGGCGCTGCTCAAGCCGTTCGGCGTCAAGCGCGTCTACGCCGGCTACTACCACGTCATCGACGACAAGGCCCCGCGTTGGGACATCGTTGGTGGCGCGTGGGTGGAACGTCCGTTCTACGTCGCGGATGGCAGCGGCATCGCCGTCGTCAACCCGGCCTACGAAACCGCCGAGTATGAGGACATCATCGTCCACCACCCGAAGGTGGTGCGCTGCCTCATGCAGAAGCCCCTGTCGACCATCGGCGGCGGGACCACCTTCAAGGCGTGGGACTTCGCCGGCGAGGTCCAGTGGATTAACGAGTACGACAAGGAGTGCAACAAGTACCGGGACACCGGCTACTGGAGCGCCCGCCTGCGTGCCGCCTACGAACCGCTCATCCCCGAGTACGGCTACGCCATCCGCGTGCTGCGCTGCCCGGGTGCCCTCGGCACGACCGCCTGCCCGACCTCCTAATCGGGAGTTGCAACCTCAGTCTGGGCGGGGTATCCTTTCGAGGGTGCCCCGCCCTTTCTCATTATGCCTGCTGCATCCACCAAAGTCGTCACGACCGACAAGCCCTACGGTGAGTGGGATTTCCCGCTACCGATTGGGATGGACTACTTTCTCAACCTGTCTTGGCAGGATGATACCGGAACCAAGGCCGACCTCGATGGCTACTACGTCGAGATGGAACTTCGCTTCAATGGCCAGCCGGTGTTGAACCTGAACACCACCAACGGGGACATCACCATCACCACGGTCTCCAACGAATCTGATCTTTTGGTGCATTTCCCCGCGGACGCCACGCGCACTTTGGTGTTGGCGCCGCACCAGTATTTCTTCCGGGTCCAAGCCCCCGGACCCGGCAACAAGACCACCCTTTTCGCGGGTAACGCCAACCTCATTCCGAGCTGATGTCCGACATCGTTGTCCAGCCCCAGCAGACCACCGTCGAGGTTCTCCCCGACGGCAGCACGGTTGTCATCACGGGAAGCCCGAATACCCGTACTGTGGTCGTTCAAGGCGCCATTCCGGGGCCGGCTGGTCCCGTCGGCCCCGGCGTTCCTGCCGGCGGAGCCACGGGTGATCTGCTGGTGAAAAACTCGGCGACGAACTTCGACACCGCTTGGACCGACAGCCCGACCGTTGACAAGCTGACCTTCGACACGGCTGCCACTGAGACGCTGACCACTCAGGGAGAAATGGCGTGGAATGCGGACGAGGAGACGGTGGACATCCAGCTCAACAGCTTCACGCTGCACGTTGGCGAGCACTTGGTCTACCATGCCAAGAACCAGACGGGTAGCACGATTGCCAAGGGAGTTCCGGTCATGTTCGCCGGTACGGACGGCAACAGCGGCAAGCTGCTCCTTCAGCCGTGGAACGGCACTGGTCCGAGCGTTTACTTCATGGGCATCACCGCTGAGGAGTTCTTGGATGACGAAGAAGGCTTTGTCGTTGCCTTCGGCAAAGTCCGTGGCATCCAGACCAACGGCGGCAACTACGGCCAGACTTGGGTGAACGGCGACGTGATTTATGCCGGCACGACCACTGGAAGCCTGACCAAGACGCAGCCAGTCGCCCCCAACCCCCACATCATCGTGGCTGCGGTCGTCTCCGCGCACCCGAGCAACGGCACTCTGTTCGTCCGCCCGACGCTTGGCTCCAACATCAAAGACGACGAAGGTGTGACCATCACGGGTCTGGCCTCGGGCCAGATTCTTGTGGCCAACGCAGCCGGCACCGTGTTCGAGAACAAGAGCGTGTCTGGCGACGCCACGTTGACCAACACCGGCGCGCTAACGCTGGCCAACACGGCAGTCACCCCCGGCAGCTACACTAATGCCGACATCACCGTGGACTCCAAGGGCCGCATCACGGCGGCTGCGAACGGCACGGGTGGCGGTATGGCTGACCCCGGCTCCAACGGCATCGTTGTCCGCACCGCGCTGAACACCACCACGGCACGGACTCTGACGGCCGGCACGAACGTCACCGTCTCCAACGGCGATGGCGTGAGCGGCAACCCGACCGTCAACGTGCCCGACGCATCCACCACTACGAAAGGGGCCGTCGAGCTGGCCACCGACGGGGAGACGACAGCAGGACTGGCCGTGCAGGCCAACGACAGCCGTTTGTCCGACGCCCGAACGCCGACGGCGCACGCAAGCAGTCATGTCACCGGAGGCACTGACAAAATCCGAGACGCCACAGCAGCGCAAGACGGCCTCATGACGACGGCCTACGCATCCAAGCTGGACGGCATTGAAGCTGGGGCGGACGTGACCGACGCGGACAATGTTGGCTCCGCGGTCCACGGCAGCGCCGCCAAGACGACGCCCGTGGACGCTGATGTGTTTTCGATGCTCGACAGTGCGGCCTCCTTCATCTTGAAGAAGGTCTCTTGGGCCAACATCAAAGCCACGCTGAAAAGCTACTTCGATACGTTCTACATCGGCGGCTCGGTTGGCACGACGGACAATGCAGTCCCCCGAGCCGACGGCACAGGCGGCAGTACGCTGCAAGGTAGTATGATGACCATTGCCGACAACGGACAGACCGTGTTGGCGCTGACCACCAACACCAACCAAGCGATCACTATTCAAGGGACTGACCGCTCGGCGCAGATCGGCAACACGGGCTACGGTAACGGACTGGCGTGTACCAATCTCATCGAAATCACCAACGGCAACGGGTTCACCTCTACGTCGTCCAACGGCACCGTCGGGCACTTCATGCTGCGAGGAGACACGGATGCAAACGTGGCCTCCCTCCAAAACTGCTCCTCCGACGGCAAAGGCTCCAACCCCCAAACCCTGCGCATCTACGAGGACTACCCCTCGACCGGCAACTACGAGCGCCTGACTATCTCCGCTGCGGCTGGCGCGAATTTCATCAAGCCCGAAGCGGCTGGCACCGGAACTGCGTCCAAGGTGGACTACCACCTCACGGCGACCGACGTGCGCGTGACCAGCGGAAGCGGGTCTCCAGAGGGCGTGGTTACTGCCCCGGTTGGCACGACGTATCACCGCACAGATGGTGGCACAGGCACGACGGTCTACATCAAGGAAAGCGGCGTTGGAAACACAGGTTGGGTAGCTATTGCGGCTGGCGCAGGCACCGGCACAGTCACCAGCGTTGATGTCAGCGGCGGCACCACCGGCTTGACGACCAGCGGTGGGCCGATCACCAGCAGCGGCACTATCACCCTTGCCGGCACCCTCGCCGTTGCCAACGGCGGCACGGGCCAGACGACGCAGACGGCGGCCTTCGATGCGCTGGCGCCGACGACGACGAAGGGTGACCTGATCGTGCACAATGGGACGGACAACATCCGGGTGCCTGTGGGCGGGACAAACGGCCATGTGCTGACGGTGGACAGTGCGGAGGCCAGCGGGATGAAGTGGGCGGCGGTCGGTGGCGGCGGCTCAACGCTTCAATACGCGCAGCTTGGCAGTCAGGTGGACATTACCGACAACGCCACGCTGCAAAGCATCACAGGCCTATCCTTTTCGCTGGCGGCAAATACGTCCTACCGTATCCGGTTTCACATGGCTGTTTCCGCATCGGCGACTTCTACCGGCTACGAGGTCGGCATCACCGGCCCGGAAAGCCCGACCGGCTACTTCGCCATTGTATCGCTTTGGAACAGCGCCACGGCGGAAACGGCTACCATCACCAACTCGACAAGCTACGGCAGAATTGGCGCAAACGCCAACAGCGGCGGCGGCACGGCTCGTCCTTGTGAGGGCATCATCCTGTTCCACAATGGCGCAAATGCCGGCACGTTCCAGCTGCAAGGTAAAGTGGAAAACGAAGTTTCCGGCACTGTCACCTTTGAGACCGGCAGCTTTATGACTTGGGAGGAAGTTACGACATGAGACTGATTGACCATCTAGCATTCCTTGGCCGGCGCGTCACCAAAGTTGGCGACGAAATCACGTTCCATGACGGCTTGCCTCCGCCATCGGAGCAAGAGCTTGCCGACACTTACGACGCCGCTTTTGCCGCTTGGCAAGCCGCGCAAAACCCGCCGAAACAATGGCCTGACACAGAGCACTTCCTTGCCGAGTTTACTTTGGAGGAGATGGCCGGCATCGGGCTTTCCCGTGACCCAACTGTGGCGGCGCTTTACGTCTTGCTATCCGGCTGGCGCTCCGCCGTCCATGCCGATGACCCGCGCGTGCAGCAGGGCCTTGACGCGCTCGTTGCCACTGGCCTCCTGACCCCCGAACGCCGAGCCGCCATCATCGGATGATTTTCTAGTAATTATGCTTCTGGACATTCTGCCAAACCTGAGTACGCTGCTGCCATGTCTCCCGAAATGATTGCCCTGATCGAGCCGATCATTAAAGCTGGTCCCGTGGCCGTCATCCTGCTGCTGGCCGTTTGGAAGCTGACGCAAGGCAACGAGAAGTTGGTGACCGCTTTGAACGAGGAGCGCCGGGAGCGACTGGACGGCCTCACCAAGCAGGTTGACAAACTGGAGAAACGCTCGGACGATTGCGAACGCGACCGACTGAACCTCCACCGCCTTTTGGCGGACCTTGGTCGGTCCGCCTACGGACCCCCAAACCCAACACCTGATGAAATCCAAGCTTACCTCCCTGATCGTGTGCGTCGCGGCGCTCACGGGCTGCCAGAACTTTGACCAGAAGCTCCGCGACAAAACCGGCCTCGACACCGTGGGCTGGCTCACCCTTGGTCTGTCCGCCAAGGTGAAAGGCGAGCAGCTCAAGACCGAGTACGACACCCTCAAAGCGGTGGAAGTCACGGCTCAGAAATGAAGCCGCCGAACTACAACCCTCTGTTTCGTCCCTCCAAGCGTATGAAGACTCTCCTGACCAAACTCCGCGAACGGTCCACTTGGGCCGGCATCGCCGTCCTGACCGCTGCTTTCGGCCTGCCGATTCCTCCGGGAATCATGGAACTGGCCGGGGAAGCCATCGGCGCCATCGCCGGTATCCTGCTCATCCTCAAGACTGACAAGCCGAAGGCGTGATGACCGTCATCTTGGACCCCGGGCACGGCCTGAGCAACCGCAAGCCGGGCGTCTTCGACCCCGGTGCGGTCTCGGGCGATGTGCGCGAGGCCGACATCGTGATGGCGTGGGCCAACGAGATTCGCGCATTTCTGCGCTGCGCGGGCTACAAAGTCACCCGCACCCGCATCAACAACAGTGACCCGGCCCCCATTGGAGAACGTGCGTCGATTGCTCGGGACTTCGGCGGCGACATCATGCTCTCCATCCACTGCAACGCGGCCGATGGCAAAGCCCACGGCACCGAGACCTTCTACCGAGGAGAAGCCAACCGCAGGAAAGCCGAGGCCATCAACAAGGCCGTGGTGGATGCTCTTGGCACCCGTGATCGAGGCGTGAAGCTGGAATCTGCCAGCCAGCACAAGCGTCTCGCTGTGATGGCGTTCCAACCCTGTTTCTTGGTGGAGCTTGGCTTCATCGACAATCCCGAGGACCGAGCCAAGATGCTCGACCCGGAACTCCGGGCCAAAGCCTGCGAAGCCCTCGCCAACGCCCTGACCGCATGAGCAAGCCGAAACGCTTCCTGTTCGCCACGGACCTCCATGGGGACCGTCAAAACTTGGCGGCGGTGAAGGTGCTGCATGAAGTCACCAAGGACTTCAAGCCCGATGTCCGAATCTTTGGCGGAGACCTGTTCGACCTCCGACCGCTGCGCCGGGGCGCATCCGCCGAGGAGCAATGCGAAACGATGCAGGACGATTGGAATGCGGGCGTCGAGTTCCTTCATGCGTGGAAGCCTACGCACCTGCTGATGGGCAACCATGACGACCGCCTGTTTGAACTGGCCGAGAACAGCAGCGCCGGCATCAAGGCCGACTACGCTCGCAAGTTGGTCGGCGATTTGGAGAACAACCTGCGCAGATTGCGCTGTGAATGGCGTCCATACCACAAAAGGAAGGGCGTCTTTTCCTTCGGACGGTTGAATTTTCTGCACGGTTTTCACCACGGCGTCTACGCGGCCAAGCAGCACGCAGCCATCTACGGCTCCTGCATCTTCGGGCACATTCACGCTTTCGACGCCCACACTTTTGGCACCTTCAACGAGCGGAAGACCGCCTACGCTTGCGGTGGCTTGTTGGAGGTCGATCAGGAATATAACAAGCGGCACACCGCCTCTCTCCGCCATGAAAATGGGTTCTACCTCGGCCTCATCCACGAAGACGGGAGCTACCTCGTCCAAGAAGCCCGCCAAACCAGCAGCGGGTGGTTCATCCCCACAGGGTTCAAACGCTTCTGAGTGGCTGGCTGCTCTGGCTATCCCCGAGGACCAGACGGCGCCCGGCCCGGAATGGAAGACGCGCCAGCAGCTCTGCGAGGAGCTTGGCATCACTCGCTGGGCGGCACAGGCTCGATTGGCCCAAGGAGTCAAAGACAGAACCATCGAGACCAAGAAGTTTCTGGTGGCCCGAAACGGCATCCGCCACGCCATCCCCCACTACCGCATCATCCGATGAGCAAGCCCGTTGTCGTCGAGCGCAAACTGGGGCGGCACAAGGCCGACGGACTCTGGTGGCCGGACGGGACCATCGAAATCGACCCGCGGCTCTCGCCGCGCCGCCGGCTGGAAATCCTCATCCATGAGATGATGCACCACCGGCACCTGCATTGGACCGAGGAGCACGTCACGAAGGAAGCGGCCGTCATGGCCAAGTTCCTCTGGAAAAACGGAGTGAGGGCAAAATAGCCCTTGCAGTCAACTTTTTTCTGGCTCCATTGCCGCCCATGGAAGGCCCCGCCGATCAACTCCGCCGAGAACTGTTCTCGGTCATCCACCGATGGTCCCAAGAGTCCGACGTGACCCTGTGCGAGGCGCTGGGCGTGCTGGAACTGCTCAAGGCCGACCTTCTCCACCTCCTTGAATCCCCCGCCAAATGACCGCCCGAGAGTTCACAACCGACTGGTTCTCCTTCCGCATCCCCCACTGGGAGGCCGTGGTTCTCCCCAATTTGCCCGAAGACCGGCCGCTGCGCTGGTTGGAGGTTGGGTCGTACGAGGGGCGATCGGCCTGTTGGACCGCGGACTTCTTGGCCTCTCGCCCCGGCAGCGAACTCCATTGCGTCGATGTCTGGTTCAACCCGGAAGTAGAGGCCCGTTTTGATGCCAACACGGAGCACATCCCGCTGCTCCACAAGCACAAGCGGGACTCCTTCCTGTGGTTGGCCGAAGCCGTTGCTCGCGGAGACCGGTTTGACGTCGCATACATCGACGGGGACCACCAAGCCAAGTCGGCGCTCGGCGACGCGGTTCTCGCGTGGAGGCTGCTTCCGGTCGGAGGGCTGATGATCTTCGACGACTACCCATGGAAGCACCCGGAAGGCGCCCCCGAATGGAAGCTCCCTCCCAAGTTCGGCATTGACGCCTTCCTTGAAGTGTGGGGCAAAGACCTGAAAATCCTGCGCAAGAACTGGCAAGTCTACGTCCAGAAGACACGATGAAACTGGCAGTCCTCTCCTGCTTCTACAACTTCGCCGGCTACAAGCGGCCGGTGCAGAACCTCCACCGTTTCGTGCGTCAGATGCAGCGTGACGGCGCGGCTCTCTTTGGCGTCGAAGCCGTGGTTCCGCGTCGACCTGTCCAAACCAATCATCATCGAGGCTGGGGGCAGGTGCAGATCGACCCCAAAACCCAAACGCTCCGGCACAAAGAGGCGCTTCTGAACTTGGTGGAAAAGCGGGTTCCCGAGGAGTACGACGCCGTGGCGTGGGTCGACGCGGACGTGTGGTTTTCCAACCCCAACTGGATTGCCGACACGGAAGCGGCGCTCGAACAGCACGATGTCGTTCAGATGTTCGACAAGTGCTACTGGACTTCGGACTCGGGCACCATCGAGATGCCCAAGCCTTGCGTCCCGCTCGTCCCTCTCAGCCCGGCATGGGGAAGCCACCCGGGTTTTGCGTGGGCGATGCGCCGAGACTTCTGGCAGAAGATCGGAGGACTCTACCCCTTTGCGCTCTCGGGGGGCGGAGACAGCATCATGTCCGCGGCTTTTCAAGGAAGCCCCCTCTGGCCCTTCCTGCGCGTCCACACCGGGGCCGACCCGTCCCACTACGAAAAGTGGGCGGAGGTCGCCCGCACGGCTCGCCTCGGGCACGTCGCAGGAGCTTGCTACCATGAGTGGCACGGAACGCGCAAGGACCGAGACTACGTTGGGCGCGCCAAAGTCGTGTCCAGTATCCGCATCGGCGAGGACATCATTCTCGGCCCCAATGGACTGCCGATGTGGACTGACAAAGCCAACCCCGAGGTCGTCGCAGCGGTCTCCAACTATTTCATCCGACGCAATGAAGACGGCAACGAGTAGAAAGACACTGGTGGCCTTCACGGGTCTCGCTCAATCTGGCAAAACCACGGCCGCGCAGGTTCTCTGCCGCCGGGGCTACGACCGCATGAGCTTTGCCGACCCCATCAAGCAGATGGTCCGGTGCCTCACCGTGGAGACCGACAAGAACCGGCAGCTTCCGCAGTTCGGCGACAAGACCCTGCGCCACCTCTACCAGACCCTTGGCACCGACTGGGGCCGCAACATGATTCACCCCAACATCTGGGTCCAGCTCGGCGCTGAGCGCATCATCTCCCTGATTGGAGACGTCGAGGAGGGAGCCATCCAAGGCATCGTCATCGACGACCTGCGATTCGACAACGAGGCGCAGCTTGTCCGGGCCATGGGCGGAATCGTCGTTCAGGTCCATCGTCCGGGTGTCCACGCCATGCCGCACGAATCCGAAGCCGGCATCTCTCCTCACTTGGTCGACGTCGACCTCGACAACGATGCCGACCACGAAGCTCTTGAGGGGGCGGTCCTCCTGCTCTGCGGGCTTGCGTAAGCTCAGAAATCGCGGAAACTGGCAAGACTATGGCCGCTCCGAAGATTGACCCCACGCACAAGGTTCCGTTCACGCCTCTGGCGACGGACGTGTTCGTGCGGGAGACTATCAACGTCGTTCGCCCGACCAACGACCCAATCCCGGAGTTTGGCACTCCCCACGATGCCATCAGCAAAACGGAGTCTTGGCCGCACCACAAGTTCTGCTGGCAGACGGCCGTTGACGAGAAGGGCAACTGCGAACGCTGGTTCGTCGCTGACCCCGAACATCAGCATCTTTACAACTGGGAGCAGTCTCAGAACACCGACTGGCCGAGCGTCCGGCAGGTCTTTGTAATCCCCCGCGAAGACTACGACCCGAACTTCACCGCCTACGAGGCTCCGCCCGACGACATCATCCCGCAGGCAAACTACACGGTGACGGGCATCGAGCAGACCCGCATCGGCGACAAGCAGTTGGACAGCCTCTATGTGAGCGTGCTCGTCACCCGTGAGTACATCACCAACAACCCGAAAAGGTCGTACGTTCTCGACCCGCAGACCAACGAGATTCGGCAGGTCACGGAGGAGAAGGTGCCCGCAGGGACTGTCGGCACTGTCGTTGACGCCAACGGCCAGTATTCTGAGGTCAAGGCGATCAATACCCTTTGGGCGCTCAAGACCACGCAGTTCATGGCAGGTCTGGCAGGGAAGACCGCCCCGAAGACACAGACTTGGGAGGACGTTCTCAATTATTCTTGGCCGGATGTTCTGCAAGGCTTCGACCAGTTTGCGTTCCCCAGTTCTTCGGGAAGCATCGACTCCGTAACGTTGCGCCCCATCTGGAAGCGGCAACGTTACGACGGACCCTGCGAGGCCACCATCACCGAGTCGTGGTCGTTGACGCCCCCGGCGCTCCCCGCCCTGACGCCAATGCTGCCTCGGGAAGTCGAATACCGGACCCCGCTGGTGTCCGCCAGCACGCCGCCTTGCTTGCATGGCGACATCTATCTCTACGACACGCCGGGGTCCAATCACCCGAGCCTCGGGTTCTATTTCTACGAGCAATTCTACCCGGCCACCAACCTGACGGATTGGCCTTCGACCTACTTGGCCAGCTTCACGGTTCGTCCGGCCGCTGGCGGCTACTTGGCCCGCAAGGTCGAGGTCAAGCGCCCGTCTGGCGCGGTCCTGCCCAACACGCTGACTCTCGACCCAGCAGTTCCGGGGACCGCCATCAACACGGCGACCATCGCGTGGACACTGGAAAATCAAACGGTCGGGGCCACGGTGGACTACCGGTTGGATGTCAACTCCAACTCGCAGTTCACCGGGACGTTTTTGACGGGGTTCAACGACAAAGACCTCAACACGGCAACCAGCGATACAATCACGGGGATGACGGCGCAAACGCCCTACTACATCCGCGTGCGGGCCATCATCACGGTTGGCATGACGACGACCGAAGTGGTCAGCAACACGGTCATGTATGTTCCGCAGCCCGTCGTGACCTTCACGCTCACAGATATGTCAGGGCCGACGGTGGTTCCAAACAATGGAACGGTTGCCTACGGAGACGCCACCGCCAACGGCACGGATGTCACCAAGACCATCCGCATCACCAACACCGGAAACGTCGCCATCACCGGATTGGCTCGCGCTCTTGGAGGGACCGACTCCTCGCAGTGGGTGGCGGGCACACTGGCCAGCACCAGCTTGGCGGTCGGCGGAACCCGAGACTTCACTCTGGATTTCGGCCCCACCTCTACGGGGGCTAAGACGGCCACCGTTACCGTGTCGCTCACCAACGGGCCGTCGCAGACGCTCAATCTGACGGGCACCGGAACTTGGGTTTTGGTGGTCAACGACGGGACCGCCGGAACCCCCATCAGCAACGGCGGGACGATGCCCACCACCCTTGTCATCGACAACACCCCCTACCCGCTGGAAGCCTTCAACCCGAGCAGCGACGCTCTACCCATCACCAGCGTTGCGTGGAGCGGTCCCGATGCAGCCGTGTTCGCGGTCGGGGGCTTGGGTTCCTCGGTCGCCGGGGGTTCCTCACAGGCTTTCGAGGTGTCCGTTCTGGTCGGAACTGGGACCGGAACCTACACCGCTGACCTCACCATCACGCACGGCGGCACCAACAGCCCCTTCACCTTCACGGTCAACGCCAATATCCCGTAATGGAGGAAAACTTCCAACGCGACCTCAATGGAGAGAATGGCGACGACGCTCAGGAAGCCGCGTGGCGAGAGCTGATTCGCGCATCGGTTGAGATGGCGTTTGACTCTCGGGGTGTGGTTGTCTCCGATGGCGTGCGACTGTCGGTGGACCTTTTCTCCTATGGATGAGACCCTCCAAGCTCTACTGAACGAGATCAGCGCCAAGATTGCCGCGGCGCTGGAATCCAGCGAACTTCGCCCGGGGTCGAACGCTTTTGTCCTCTCGGGGCCCATCACGTTGGTGCGCCCCGAAGCGGCAGCTCCGTCCACCCCGCAACCGCCGAAGACCGTCGGGCAATTCAAAGGTTTCTACGCCACATGACCCCAGAAATGAAACAGCGCCTCCTTGAGTTTGCGGATGCCGAAATCCGACGCAAGATCGAGGAAAAGAACTACTTGGGCGGCAACAACGTGGTTGTTGAGGACAACCTACTTTCGCTCCCGGTTCTCGGAGGCGAGGAGCGCGAGACCAAAGAGGAGACGTGGCGGCTGGCGCTCATTGGGCGCTGGACGCGAGTCAGCAACTTCCTCCCCCCGTCGGACAGCGATTGGTTGGTGTTTGGGACCATCCCCCGAACCACCGGAATCTTCGCCATCAACACTGGTTTCCCACAGACCGCCGAAGAAAGCACGGGGACCGGGAACTTTTTCTACTACGACTTCGAGTTCTACGCCAGAATCTACGAGCCGTCACAGGAGAGCATTCCCGCTCCCGGACCTGCTTCGGAGACGTTTGGACGCCCGTATCCCGGGACCATCCGGTTCGTCATGGAGCAGCGCGGTCCAGGCTCCCCCGGTACAACCTACGCGCTGGACTCCGTGACTGTCTACCCCTTGGGCGGCGCCTACTCTGGAGCTCCGGCGGTGCCCGACGTGACTCTCTCTGTCTCCCCCGTGCTCGACTCCTTTGAACGGGTTCGTTGACACTCCCCCTTGCTCCAAGTAGAATGCCCACATGGACTCTCGCCTGACCGTCGCCGACTGCCGAGCCGCCCTCTACAAAGAGGTCGATGCGACGGACGTTTACTCCTCCGAGTTTCTTCCCAAGCTCAACGAAGTTTGCGAACGCTACATGCTCAGTGGCAAGTGGAAGGGCATGATTATCAAGCTCTCGCTTCCCGCTTCTCAGGGCTTCGTCACCTTGCCCCGTTTTGTCCAGACTCTCTTGGTTCAGCGTTACAAGGGCTACCCCGGCCCGATGTTCACGCACTACTACGAGTTCTCCGTGAACGGCCCCGGCGAAGTCAAAGACACGTTCCAGTATTCGGGAATGCTCATCGACATGGGCGACGGGTTCTGCACGCAGGCCGACATCGAGACTGCCGGCCCTCTGCGCCTGACCCCCGGCTCGGTGGACGACGTGGGCAAGGTCATCCGCCTCTACGGCGAGGACGAGAACGGCGAGGAAATCTTCGACGCCGACGGCATTCGCGGCCTCAACGTCACCTTGGCGATGCCTTCGGTGACCACCACTCAGCAGTTCTCCAAGGTCACGGGCATCACGGCGCCGCAGAACATTGTGGCCTACTGGACGCTCTCGGTCGTCAACGGCCTCGTCGCCACGGAGATTGGCCAGTATGCTCCCGGCGAGACCCGCCCCCGCTACCGCCGCTACCAGACCGGCAAGACCGAAGACACCATCGAAGTCTTGGCCCAGCGCCGTTTCGTGCCCGCCGTCGCCGAGTCGGATTGGGTCGTTCCCGGCAACCTGACGGCGCTGCGCTACGGCCTCCAAGCTCTCCGGTATGAGGATGCCGCGCAGCTCCAAGAGGCGCAGGCGGTCTTCTCCCGCGGCCTCGCCTTCCTCAACCAAGAAGTCCGCCTTTCCCGCGGCGGCGCTCAGCCCACGTTGAACTTGAAGTTTTTCGGCGTGCGCGGGCGCTCATTCCCTGCTACAATGTAACGACTATGGCGACTCCTTCCTCTCTCGGACGACTCCCTTCCTACTCGAATGCCCCCGGCGCAGGCGGATTCGAGAAGCTCCAGAACTCGCCTTTTGGTTCGGGGAGTCTGACCGCGGGCCTGAGCCAAGGCATTCAAGCCGCGGGCGGTCTTGGCAACATGCGAGGAACTCCCGTTGGCCGTTCCACCCGCGACCCCATGCGGGCGCTGGAGATGCTCAGCCGCGGCACTGCACGCCCGGGGCAGGTCCAAGCTGCCCTCGGAATCGCCCAGCTCCAGCGCCAGCAGGCTCAGGAGGGCCGGGAAAGCACCATCTTCGAGAAGCAGATGCAGCAGGCCGATGCTCTCACCGAAGCCTACAAGCGGATGGGTTCGCTGGGGGCCGACGGCCCGCCCCCTACCATGC